AGCTTTGGTGCGGCGTCCCTCTTGCTTACGTGGTATATATTATATTGTACGATATAATATTGCAAGCACTTTTTTAAAATTTTTTTTAAATAAATTTAAAAGCCCCTTAAACTATGTTTAAAGGGCTTTGAATTATCTCTCCGACATTAATGTCGGAGACATCATTTGTTGACAACAACGAACTTGCCACCTTTTATCTCTAACTTACTCAATGCGCTAGACTCGTTGGAAATCCTTACGTATTTTGCTTGCTCCGGCACTTTGTCGTATGTTTGAGATACCATTGTGCCAAGTGGATTTTTGGCGGCATCGTAATAACAAGAGTATGATGTTGAGCCGTTAATCATACTTAGATAATCAAACCCATGGACATCCACATAGTTTGTGATACTCCAACCCCGGTACGGGATGTCCTTGCCGCTAACGCCCGTGTAAATATCCGGGATTAGCTCATAACTTAATACAACCTCCTGCTTATTAACTTTAAAAATATCATTAGGATTTATATCTTTTACTGTCTTAATTTGCTCGATGTCATCCGCCAGTTTTGCAATGTTGCCATCAGATTTAACGCCTTTGCTTTGTAATGCCTGGATGATTGCCGGCATAAACGGCTTTGATTTATCCACTTCGACGGTTCTTGTCTCATTCGTAAATGGCTGGATTTTTGCTTTGTGTGTTATTTGCGGACGCAACCTTAATTTGATTTTCATTTTGCGCTGTCGTCAGTTGCTTCTGTTATATTGTGCTCAAGCTCAACAATGCCACCAAACGGGTATTTGATTTTGCCGTCCAGTGTAGTGACTTGCAAATCATAGTCTGCCGTACGCCACGTTGCACCGTGTGTTTTTTCGTGCGCAAGTTTAATCGTCAGCACATTTCCCGTTATGCTAATGTCGCCCGTTGCGCTTGAGAGTTTGATGATGTCATGCTTGTTTGCTTTTATATGCAAATCAAAGCGACAATCACTCCAGTTTACCGGCTCTTCCGTTGTCGTTCCTGTGGCATTTTTGAACACCTCAACGACCTCAATTTGGTATTCGCAATCGGCATTACGTTGAGCTTTTAAATTTAAGATCTCTTTGCTCATTACGCCTCATTTTTTATACATCGCAGAGAGTTGATTTGGGCTAAATCGCCAACCTTGGTTGCCACCTTTAATTGCATTGAAACACCATTCGCTACAAAAATATTTTGAGCGTTTTTGTTTGATACCTAATACAATGCCAATTGCCCCCCACCAATCGTATTTACTCCCTTTTGTAGAGTTAAAATAAAACTTAACATCAGCCTCGGTTACGTCATTAAGTAGCACCAAATCCCACTTGTCTTTATCATTGAGATCAATCTCTTTACAACGCACCCCACCATCACGAATCGATGATGAATAACAGTCGTAATGATGCCCGGATGTGTACTCAATGCGCTCAACAGCAATCTCGCAATGAGAATACGGCCCTTTTGTCAGTTTACGGGTGAGCCAATCCGAAAAGCGCGCCAAAATTGCGGTCGGATGCCATCCTGTTTTTTTGCCCTTATATAAAGCAAGGTACACTTTATCCATTGTTATAAGCCTCCATCAAGTTATTCATTTGTTTGATGATGTCATCATGGATTGATTGCAGTTGCTCAAGTGTGAGATTGGGTTGTTTTAGCTCATACTTGCGCATGCGTTGATTTGCTAATTCGACTTGCAGTTTTTCCAACCCCGCTGCTTGCGTCAAAATAAGATTTGTCGCTGTTTTGTTATCCAACCCGGCACGTTGAGCAAAATCCGTGATATAACGACTACATTCGCCTTCGTAATTTGCGGTTTTAAACGCCTCTGCCGCGGCTTGACGCTCACGATACTCACTTTCAAATCGTGTCCATGTGCTGTATATTGTGGCCGCGTGGCTGTCAATTTGCTCGATTAAGTTGTCACGTTTTTCGATTAAAAGTGCGGTCAGTTTTTCGGGTGGAATTACCCATGCTTTGCCATCCCATTCTTTATGATCGCTTTCCGGTTTCATTGATGTGTAACCTTGGGGAATTGCACCAAGCTCGCCGATTTCCTTCGGTTCTTTTGTTTCCGTTGAATACACTGTTTCACCGATATGGTTTTCGAGATAGTCCCAATTATCGCCTGTCCATTTCGCAACAAAGCCTTTTTTATCTTCTGGTGGAGCAGTATCAACACAACCCGCTGGCATTAAATAAACACCATTTTCCGCTTCTTCTGGCGATAAATCGGCATCCGTTTGCCCAACATAAATGCCTTGCTCATCTAATTGGCATACTTTTTTTATTAATGGGTAAGTCATGGTTTGTCCTTAATATTTGATACAAGCTAATAATGCAATGTTGCGCGGGCGAGTCTCATTTTCGCCATTGTAAGTAATCGTATTTTCCTTTTGATTATTATTCCCATTGCCTGATTCGGCATAAAACCAACTACCCTGGACTCTACCTTCAAATCCGCTGTTAGGGACGGTAATGGTATGAGTCTTAATTGCATCCCCTTGGGGGGAACCTAATCTTCGGCTACCATCAACATTTCGTCCATCATCTAAACCGCGGATAAATTCACCGCGTAAGTCGGGCAGATTGAATGTTGTGCGACCATCACCGGCACCAAATGTTGTGCCGATTGCGTCAAATAACGCAGCATAAGTTGTACGTGATACGGTGGCACCATTGGCTTTTAACCAACCGCTTGGCGGGGTTGAGCGTGCAAAAAATGCAACCTCACCAACCAGCTCGCTTTTTAACTGGCGAGTATTTGCGTTATTATTTGCATCATTTGCCGTACGTTGTGCGGCATCCGCGGATGATTTTGCCTGAGTAGCACTGGTTTGTGCTGCGTCCGCCGCACTCTTAGCCTCAACGCCTTTGTCATAAGCTGTTTTGACCGCTTTACTTGTCGCCACGTTGTTTTCATCGTTGCTATTAACTACGGATGATCGTTTGTTAAGGGGGATGTAGTTATTCAGTGCAAGTTGCACAACCGCAATCATTTGAGCGAGTTTTCTCCCCGCTTTTGCTGTTAATCCTAGCTCTTCACTATCCAATCCAGTGTCACTCGTCAATCTAACTTCGCCTTTTTGAGTTGTGCTGGCGGACTTTCTATTATCATCAATGATTTTCACAATCGCTTGATATAACTGCGTTTGTGTTTCTGCTCTCGGGGTAAATCCCGCTTTTAGCAACACATAATGCGCTTCGGCTTGCACGTCGCGCACGCTGTCTTGTACGTCGTTTAGCCATGTATCGGTTACGCGTGTGCCTTGCTCGCCGGTGGCAGGATTGCCGGCGTGAAAGCGTTTATCCGGGGAATCAATTTCGGGTAGTAAAGTTTTCATTTTTTGGTCTCTATTGATATGCAAAGTAACAGTATGTGTGAGCGGGTTTTAAATCGCGAAAGAACTCCTCAATAATCGGATCACCAAACTCAACCAAGTGATCACCAGCAAACGAACTGCCCGCGCGGAAATACACAATATTGTCATCGCCGTTTAACACCGTCACTCGCCACATATAAATCAAGCTCTCGCGTGGCTCATTGCGGAATTGCACCAAGTCCCCTGGATTAGGCAGGTCATTTTGTAAAGGCGAAAACTCTTTAATTTGAATCTGATAACCAATGCTTTCCGCAATGCGCGTAAAGTATGGGATAGACAAGCCGCCAACTGCATTAAGTTGCACAATGACGCGTTTAACACGCTCTTGATAAGGTTTGCTTAAATCCGTTTTAATCCCGCATACGCGCTCCCAATCGGCTAACATTTGGTTTGATGTAGCTGGTTCAATAACGCTTAAAATTTCCACCGCACTTTGTTGTAACCGGTCAAACGCATTGCCGTCCACTTCGCATTGCGTAACAAAATGTTCGCCATTGATGTTGTAGCTCACCGGCGGATAAAGCTGTTTTAGCGCGTTAGCATGCTGCATTAGGCCATCTCCATCACGGTGATTTCGCCCAAGCGGAACCACTCAATTTTGTTGATAACGTCTGCTTTGCGGTTGGCATTCGGGGCAACAAAACGGCGGTCAACCACGCCGATTAAATCACTCACCACCGCTTCGCATTGCGACACAATTAAATCATCGCCCGGAATCAAACCGTTAAAATAATCAGTCAGAGCATTGCGAATAGCGGTTTTGATGTCATTAAATGACACTCCGCTGATTTTGACTTGGATGTTAAAATTGACTTTTGTCACATCCGGTTTAACAACTTTGCTTTCTTTCGCCGTCACTGGGCGTTCGTCATCAATATAAGCTTGCGCGCGACGCACCGTGTCATCATTTGGCACATCATTGTCTGCTGTGATAGCAATATCGACTGTGCCAAGCCCACGGCGTAGCGGGTAAACATACGCTTGTTCAACGCCGTCCACATCTAACGCCCAGTCTTTGTAATCATATCGATTGCCGCCTGCCGCAGGTCGGCGGATTTTATTGAGCAAACGCTCCAACAATGAGCTATCGCTTTCTTTGTTAGTCCCGCCTACTACGTCATTTAATACAACATCCGAGCTAACGCCAACGGGCGCAGCCATAAACGATCCTTTTGTAGCGGTTTTAATGTTTTGCGCCGCGCCAGTAGCAAGAGAGCGCACCGCAACAACCGCAGAACCACCGGCGGAAATCACCGCACTTTCGGTTGTTTCGTAAAAACGCCCGTCTTCGGTTTTGATTTGTAACCCTACGGCAATCACCGCGTCAGGGTTACCGCTAACAGTAGCGCCTTTGCCTGCTGCATAAGTGGCATTCCGACGGCGCAAACCGCGTAATCCTGCGTGCTTCTCTAAAAATTCAGTATCGGCAGTGTCGGGGAAAAACTGTTTAATTAGCCACTTTTGATGGGCGTAAATCCCTTCCGCGCATGCCGCTAAACTACTTGCACGGGCGTAAACATCACTGTCTTCAGAGATGTCGGCGTTTGGGTAATAAGTTCGATAATCCCGCAAGATACTGTCGCGGATTTCTTCGAGTGTGGGTACGATAAACACGATTTAAACACCTTTTAAATGACGTTTACGGGGTGTTTAAACGTGTATTGTTCGCCCCGGCTGTCGGTCACAGAAATAGAAAGGATCACTTTGCCGTTATGCGGTTGTTCGTGCGTTACAATGATTTCGCTTGCGCGCCCGTCATCAAGTAACGGTTGCAACGCCTCTTCGGCGTATTGTTGCGCCAACATGCCCACGCGGCTTAAATCTTTCTCACGTTGAATAGTATGGAGCAGAGAACCTACACGCCCATTTGCCCACCACGAACCCAAAGGTGTAGTCAGTCTGATATACACGGCATTTTGCAGTGTACTGATGTGTGAATTTGTGTAGTCCCCGGTAAGCGGGCTGATTTCTCTGTCCATGCCGGCAGAGTAAAACAAAGAGGGAGAAAAAAGGCGGTGATGGACTTCCTCACCGCCTTGTTTTTGAATTATTGTGGCTGTCCAGTGATGCCGCCACTGTCGCCTTGGTGGGTATGGCTAACAAGGGATTTACCACTTGCCGTCACATCGCCGTCAGTTGTGAAACTGCCACCGGTTTGCGTCACATCACAGCTAAATGACGCACCGGATCCGCCCTGAACAGCCATGCCACCATTGCCGTTGATTTGCCCTTTCGCAGTAAATACACGGTCTGTCTCAACAACCGGGCTACTAATTTCGACTTTCTTGGTTGCGGTGATTTTTAATATATCACAATCAATTTCAATCAATCGACCTTGTTTTAAAATAATCGTGCTTCCGCTTTCGTCATAAACGGCGGTTTCGCCTGATTTTAAGTTTTTCACCCGAAAAGATCCGTTTTCGGTGGCAATCACAATGGAATGTGTTGTTTCACCCCCCATGGGTAATACCACCACTTGAGTGCCGGCAGGCGGTACGGACGTTAAGCCGAATTGTTGCATCAACTCCACATCTTGCAAAGTTTCGTCCGCTAACCCGGACACCTGCACCTTTTGAATATTGTCCGCACTTTTGACTAAATTCAACGTCCCGCGAAAGGCTTGGCGTACCGCGCCCAAGGCGTTTTCCGTTTGTTGTTTTATTGCTTGTCCTAATCGTCGCATATTAGTCCCCATCCAATTTAATCAAATCGCCTTTTTTACCCTTCCGTTTGCGTGCCGCTTTCGATTTATTCGCATAAGCGTCAGGCGTCCACACACCGTCTTGTTTTAAGCGTAGCTCCGTGGTTGTACCGCCCGTGCGGCTTAACGCGAAACGACGCCCCATCAGAAAAAAAATAGCGTCAATATCGTATTCTTCACAAATCACATGCACCCGTTGCCCCGGTGACCACAACACGCCATCCTGTGTTTTGTGGTCAGGCACGATAATCGTCAGGGTGAAGCTGTTTAAAATGCTGTCCGTAATGTACTTTTTCGCCCACTTCTTCAAAGCTTCCAAATTTTCCACATCGGACACAATCACCGTTTTCGGCTTGTAAGTCTCAATGGCATCATCTTTAAACACCCATTTCAGATCGTTTTTATTGTCGTCACCGTTGCGTCCATGCCGTTGCGCTAAAAACGTAATCTCCGAAAAACTTTGCGACACATCAGTGGTCAGGCTTGCTTGCGTGAAGTTGTTGCGTTTGCCGTTTTTTGCACAACACAACGTCGCCACAGGTGGCGTGGAGTAGTCTGCACCACCGACAATCAACGTGCCGGCAGGGTCAAACCATGCATGCAACCCCGCCGAATTGGCGCAGTGAATTAGTGCATTCCACGCTGTTTCGCCAATGTTGATGTCCACCTTGTCTAACGTCGGGTTAGATTCCGCCCGAAGCTCCACTTTTTTAATGCCCAACGGCTCCACAATTTTTTTAATGGCGTCTAGCACTGTCAAGCCTTTGACGTTGGTAATCGGTGCGGAGCAATCCACTAAAATAGACGCTTTGTCGCGCCCATTTAAACTAAAAGTGCGGTCTGTTTTTGAGATGGAATGTTGTGTCGTGTCAACAATGCCCGTCAGTACCAATTCGCCGTTAATCAGCACTTTTGCAGTTTTGCCGGAATAATCCGCCAGCACGGTATTGTCTGACGGCACACCAAGGCTGAAATTAAAGGCGTCCGCAGGAATCAGGAAATCACTGTCAATGTCGTAGCTTTTCCAATTTTTGTGCTGTTTGCCGTCAATCTCAACCACAATCTCATTGTTAAACGGATAGCCGTTATTTTGCGTAGCCATTGAGTACCTCACCACGTGCAATAAAATTCGGGTAACGAATGTGCGGATTCAGGCGCAACAACTCGCTTGCGCGGGTGTAGTCGCCATAAAAGGCGTGCGCCACCTGTTGAATCGTGCTATCAAATTCCACCGTACGAATAATTAAAGGCGGCTTACGGTTAATCGCGGCCAACGCAAGCTGAGTCAATTTGTGGCTTTGTTGACGCAGTTTTTCCGCTGTGTTGTAGGCTTGTGTATAAAGCCCGGTATTCGGTGTTTGCAATCGGCTTGCACCATTGCGTTTTTCCGCTTGTAATGACATCAACCCGAAATCATCTTTGGCATAACGCAATGTCATCGCTTGCTGTTCTTCTGCCACTAACGCACGCACGGTATTCAACGTTGCCAAGGCTTGCAAGCGCGATTCCGTCACAATGTAATCAATTTCGGACGGAATCAACGAATCGTCCTCAATAAACTGTGTGGCGATTTTCAAGACAGTCGCCGTCGCCAACAACTGCACGACGCAGAAAATTTCTTTTGTGTCTTGTGCTGTCAAGGATGACGTTAATGATTTCAGGGTATTTGATTTGCTGTTTTTGCCATTGCTTAAATTAGGTGCAATCTCAAGCAGGCTTTTCACGGTGCGGGTAACCTCGTCAAATTTCGCACGCACAGTTAAGTCATCACGGTTGGCAATCGCGGTTAAGCCCTCCCGAATCATGCCCGCTATATCGCGCACAGCATTGCCACCTTGTTGTCTGAATGCGTCTTTTGATGATGGAGTATTGGCGGAAATAACGTGCTTTTTCTTATCCATATCAAACATATCGCGCACTTGCTCAAAACAGCCGTAAAGCGCACCAAACGAGCCTAATAAACGTGATTTGACATTAGCGGCGAAAGAAATCCCCTCCATAAAAAATCCATACAGCTCTAATATGTCATCTACCAAGTCTTCGAGTTTGGTTAATAACTCATCAATCAAACCAAGAACAGAAAAATTAAACAGGAAGATCGGTTTTGCCGGTGTCGCTTCTTGGAAACTTAAACTGACCGTGACATAGTCCACAAAATCCGCTTCGTGGTGAAAATAAGCAGACGTGCAAAGCATATTTTGCAAGCGTCCTCGAATCGGATGCACTAATACCGCCGCACCTTGTTTTTCTAAGGCCGATAAAAATCGCTTAAAATCGGTGTAATACCCCTCACCATAAAACACGGCTTGCAGTTGGATGGTGAGCGGATTTAAACCTAAATCCTCAATATCGCCGCCGTTGACGAACGGGTAGGCGTGCGTAATGGTGGCGCGTTCTAAATTATCATCCACACTCACCACATCAAATCGCACACCGCGATAAGATGCCTGCTGAATTGGCATTGTCCAACCTTTCATAGTTACCCCCGTTTAAGTTCGCGATATTGGTTTTCAGATGTACTTTCGGCAATCGTCCGTCCGTCTAAGTCCACGCGAATTTGATTCTGAATAGTAAAGTTCTGACTTTCCGCCGCTTGCTTCATCCCTTCGTTGATGGTTGTGCCTAATTGCTGAAATTCGGCTTTGTAGTCCGGCACTTGTACGCGTCGGTCATATTCCTCTTGCGTTAATGTGCCACGCAGTAACCGTTCGTCGGCAATCTCTTTGCGTTTTGCCGCGTCACCAAGTGCATAACCGCCACTTGCTAAAGACCAAACTGACTTTTCATACGCGGGAGCGGGCGGGGCATATTGAAACACTGATTTATTCGGATAAGCGGCCGCATAAAATTTCTGTTTTGCATTGTTAGTCGTAGCCTCAAAGGCTTCGCTCTCTTCTTCTTTTTTCGCCATGTAAGGGGCGTAATTTTCCGACCCTTCAAGCATTGCGCCAAAAACTAATAACGGCAAACCGCCTCGCCCAAACTTAGCAAGACGCCCCATTTTTGCCGTATTCGCCGCAGTTGCAACGCCACCTGCCGCACCGGTCACACCCGCACCTTTACTCAAGACATCACCCACACCAAGCCCTAAACCGCCTTTCCCGCCCAATAATCGCAAAGACCCCGCTGCAGTAATGGCGGCGGCACTTAACGCCGCAACCACCGTGCCGGCAGTCACAACTTTTCCGGTTAAATCAGGATAAGCTTTGGCATATTCAGCGATTTTCACGCTTACATCACCTAAGGCATCATTAAAGCCTTTCATCCCTTCCATTTGGGCGAAATCTACGTTATTTTTCGCGTCTTCCACTTTGTAGCTGTTGGTGTCTTTAATCACCGCATGGGAGGTTTCCACTGCACCTTCGCTTTTATCCAGGCTTTCTTTCACCTCTTTGCCCAAGCTCACATTGTTACGGATACCCAATAAGGCCATTAATGCTTCACGGTCAGAAATAACTTGCCCAATAGCGGTGCCTTCTACCAAGTTCGCCATTTCACCTAGCAATTTTGCTTGGTCTTCTTTTTTTGCGCCTTTGAGTTTTTTCTGCAGCTCTTGGTATTTACCATCCTGACCAATCACCTGATCCATAATGCTCATAAAGGCTTCAATGGAGTTCTTTCCTTTTTTCTTTTGCGCTTCCATGGAGCCGATAAAATCCACGCCGTGTTCTTTACCGTCTTTACCCTTAATCTTTAAATATTTAAAACGTTCATTGGTTTCTTTGGAGGTTAACTTAGCAAGCAAGTTAGCAAAATTATTTCCCGCTTCGTCCGATGTCCCGGCAGTCACACGTGCTTGTTGATTTCCTACCAATAACGCTTCAAAGCCAGACATACCACTTAAGCCGGCAGATTTCCCCGCGGCCATTTGTTTCGGCAACCAGCGCGCCATGTCCGCCAGTTCAAAGTTACCGGCCTGACCTGCCGCCACGGCTTTATCTAACACTTCACCGATTTGGTCTTCGCTGATGTTAAACTGTTGCATGGCTGAAATGGCGATTTTCGCCAAGTCATCGGTGCTTGCACCTGTTGCTGTTGCGCCTTTTTGTAATGTTGGCAATAATTTCATGGCGGTATCGGCTTTCACCGCGCCTGAGGCAAGCATAGTATCCAATGCGCCCAAGGCGTCTTCTTTGCTGCCACCGCCAATTTCTACCGCACTTTTCACGGCATTATTCAGTTCTGCTTTACCTGCAATGCGCCCCGCCACATCTCGCTCGGCAAATGCGGTGTTAGCCGTCATCGCAAGAGAGCGGTCATAATCCATTTGTTTTTTCATCGGTTGCGCCAACACCATACCTGCCGCAGTCGCACCCGCTGCCAAACCGGCAATGCCACGTCCAATATTGCCCAAACGTTGTCCCATGGAGACCTTGCCCATTTCCGCATTTAGCTCTGCAATACGGCGTTTTGTCGCCACGGCAGCGCGGTCTAATTCGCGACCGGAAGCAATGCCACTGCGTTTTAATTGGTCGTATGCCGCGCGAGTGCGGTTGATTTCATTTTGGATAATGCGTTCGCTACGCACTCCAAGCATTTCGCGATTGCGTGCGGCTTGTTGGATTTGGCGGTAGCTTTGTTCAGTCACTTGTGCCGTTTGGCGCACCGCTCTTTGTTGCGTGGTGGCACTTCGTTGAGCTTGGTTTTCAATATTTTTGGTTGATTTGCTAACACTGTTTTCCACGCTTTTCACCACGCCACTGGCGTAGTCTTTCGCTTTGAGTGTTAAAGAGAGATCCATATTTGCCATTTTTAAACCTTGTTGAAACGTAATTTAACAGCAATAAAAAAGGGGCATTACGCCCCTTTATTTTTACGACGCTTAAAAACATAGGACGTCGTAGATTCTTCGGTGTGTTGTTGGCTTTTCGCGCCTTGACTCGCTAAATAGCTGTTAATCCATGCGCTGACTTCCGCGTGACACATATTCCAGACGGCTTGTGCGGTAAATCCAAACTTACCCAGTAAAATCGTTGCTGAGCGGTAGTTTTCGTACGCCTGCCACACTTCGCTGATATTGCGTTTTTTTACGCTTCGCTTGCCGTCTCTTGGCTTTCCGAAACGCCCATGCGCTTTTTTCGCAGTTGATTGATTTCGTTGTTAATCAACACGTAATCATCAGTGGCAAGATTATCCAGCAAGTATGCCGGAGTTACTTCCTCGCGTGGAATGCCATCAAACTCGACTTGTTGCGCTAAATACGCTAAATCAACCAGCATTTGCTCGGCATGACTTAATGTTTCTTTGTCACTTAATCCAAGATCATTAATGACTTCTAGCGCTTGGCATTCGCCACCCACGGTCAAAATCTTGACTAACACGTCATGATGTAGCGTGCCGTTATACAGCACGCCAAGTTTCAAACGGGTTTTCATTATTCTTCAACCTTGTCTAACGCTACCATTTGCAAATCGCGCACTTCTTCGCTATCTACGGTATAGCTTGTGCCGGTTTCGGTGGTAAAACAGCCGGTGTATGAGATTCGTTTACCGTTTTCTTCTTCCACCGTAATTTTCGCATCTGTCACGCTATCCCAATCAGGCTCTGCCGCGTTTAATGGCACAACAACGGTGAGTGACAACGCATATTCAGTAATACCTTTCGCAAAGCCTTTCACACGTCCTTTGCGGTTGATGGTTTTCACCGGCTTGCGGCCGGTGGTAACGCGCACATCTAACTTGGTTAAGTCAATTTCTTGGCCGTCCACTTCGACAATGCCAAGACTTGCAAATTCTTGGGCCATCTATGCCTCCTATAAAATTAAATCAACACGGTTGGCGACAATATGCAATCCGTTCACCACATCGGTCGGGATTACACAATCCAAGCGATTCGGGTCAACGCCGTTACGTTTCACCAACAATTTCGCTTTGTGTTGTGCCACGTTTTCCAAGATTTCTTCGTTTTCCAAACGCAATAAAACATCAAGGATTTCCGACCGCACTTTATCTGGTGTACGTGCAGATAATTTGGCACGCGGGAAACGCAACTCAATGCGCTGTTCAATCGCTTTGCGCGTATAGTCAAGCGTGCGGATAGTGGTTAAATCTAAGTAACTCGGATCATCGGTATTAGTCGCCGATTTGGTGTAAGTCGTGATTGCGCGCATAATGCGGACACGATGATTTACAACGGTAATCGGGGTTAACCCGTGATATAACGCCTGATTTGCTTCGGTCAATAACGGGGTTTGTGTCGGGTCAACTTCCGTCAAACCTTTAATTTCAAGGGTATTTAACGGACGTGCTGGGTCTTCTTCGCCCGCAATCACCGCACCATAACCTGCCGCAATTAACGCACAGGATTCAATCGCGCCTTTGTACCAACCGCAAGTCACACGCTCGCTGTTAATTTTTTCGGTGTAAGTCGTACCGGTTGCCATACTGCCGCGCCATGCCAGCACGCCGATGGCAGGTTTTTTCTCAAGCGGAGCGGACACGGATTCTAAGTGTTCGCGCAAGGCTTTGGCGTTTTTGTCGTCTGCAAAAGGCGAAATGATGACGTGGTAATGCGTACCGGCAACACTTGCTAATGCAGGGGCTAAATCCGCATTTTCTGCGCCGTTGGCAAAAGCGGTCGCGGACAATGTCATGTCTTTAGCCGTGTTTGTTGCGGTTAAATTAATTTCATTGCCGATGGCGCCTTTGCATTTTGCAGTAAGCGTAATCGTGCTTTCGCTCACAGATGCCGTTGCCGGGCAATCTGTCGCACCGTTAATCACAGCGTTTAATCGGGCGGCAACATCTTTGGCTTTTTCGCCGTTTGCCACAGCGACTTTGTAGTCAACACCGGCAATCGTTGCTGTCATAACACCTTGACTTGTTGCAGTGCCGGTCAACACCAAACTACCACTTGCCGCGACGCCGGAAGAACTATCCGCTAACCCCATCACAGATAAACGGATCAAGGAGTTGTTAGTAATCGCCATGCGCGTCATCAAATGCGCCCATGAGCCGGCACCAAATGCGGTTGCTGCATCAAGATCGGAATACACACGCACCGGTTGGGTAAATGCCGTCGCACCGCCCACCATTGGCGCAACAATTAGTACTTCCTGCTCGTTAGTCGGCAGTGTAGTTACTGCGCCTTTGGCGTTGTATTCGGTATAAACACCCGGTTTGCGTAAGCTGTTCGGGATTTTTTCAAATTCGATATTAGTCATTGCCAGCACCTCTTTGCTTGCGGGTTGGTTGCACTTCGATTAAGTCACCATCAGCGATTCTGCGCTGATAATAGACCGTATTTTCCACTTCAACCGGTTCCTGCTCGATGTAGGCATACGGCTGATTTTCTAAGGGGACTTTAATCCCGGGAGCTGATGTTACAATCATGTTTTATCCTTTGTTTTTACACTAAAGCCAACCTCGGCATTGTTGTTTGGGTCATATAATTTGCCGTCCACATGCTCAAGGATTGGCGACGCCTGGGAGAGTTCGGCCGCATAATGGGTAAACACAAAATCAGGGTTAGCCGGGTCTTGTGTTTTTTCCGGATACAAACCGTCTTCCAGCGGGGTGATATCATCAAACGCTGCCTCGTACTCAATGGCATACGCCGTGACTTTTTCAGTGCGAAACTGCGCATTGTTAAACAACGTCCGAATCGCCAGCGGTTTTAACGGCTTAACTAATCCGCCCAAGCGTTGTGTATCCAATAAACGGCGTACCGCATAAATCAATTGATTTGCACCGATTTCGCGTTTATCCACCCCGCCTTGTCGTGCCGCTTGGTTGCTACGCAATGAGCGTACCGCCACAATGACCACAAATTTAGCAGAGGTGCGAAACGCTGTACCGCGCACTCCCATCGGCTCAATTCGCGCACCGCCGAACGTCACCAACACCATAGGCAAACGTCCCGTACCAAGGCTTTCGTCGTCCAGCTCACCGCCGTAGCTTTTCACGGTATTGGCAAATTGTCCCAAGCCACGTGTCAAGCGGTCAACCAGTGCATTTTCAATTTCGGTTATCACGTCCAAAAATCCTATTGTTCGGATTAGTAAACATCACCACGTTGCCATCGCTTTGTTGGTCGTCTTCAATGTCAATACCGAGCGAAATCTTTCCTGCTGCCAAGTCCTCAAGCTCTTTTAAACTCAATTTATAGCGCGTGATAATCTCGTCAGTAATCGTTACCTCAGACATACTCGCCAAACGATAGCGGGTAAGATCACAACAAATACGGGTTAGGTTTTGCGGGATTGTCGGCAACGGTAAGCGATAACGCGCACTTAAATAACCGTCGATTTGGCTTGTGCTGTCAGATAGCGCAATAGTCAGCACGCTTTCATTCACCACGCCTTCGCGGTCACGGTCGGTCAGTTGTATTGTCTGAAACTCGCCAATGCGCAAAACGAAATCTTTTACCGTTGCATACATGATTTAATCCTCACACACCGGAATCAGTTCCAACCACGGGTCTTCCGCCAAGGTTAAAACCTGTTCAGCCGTTAAGTCTTCCACCGCTAAATACACGGATTCGGTTTTGTTAAAGCGATAACCGCAACGCCCATAGGTTGCCTGCGGATGAATTTCACGCAGTTTCACCGAATAACCAATCGGCACAATCACTTGTCCCTCTTTGCCATCCGATTCATCGTGTTTTTCTACCGCACTTTCAGCGTTATCTGCACCGGTTTCAACTTGGGTTTGCGCCTGTTCATCCGGTGCTGTTTGCACGTCTGTTACATCGTCTTTTTGGTTTTTCTTAGCCATAATTAACTCCTAGGGCGGTTTCCCGCCCTGATTGGTTATTCGTTAATGAATGGAGAGGCGAGCACATCCAATTCACTTTCAAGGATGTTGGTTGTGCCGTTGATTTGTTTAGTTTTAAACAATTCTTTTGCCGCATACTCAAGGTTGGTCGGAACCAAAATTAAATTCGGCTGAATGTTTAATGCTTTGCCACCATCACCTTTCAAGCCTTTCATGGTTTGGATGACTTTTTGCACGTTTTCTTTGGTTAATTTGGTTTTTTCCACGCGGTGGATTAATTGCCAAAAACCGAAACCAGCCGCACCACGGGCACGCACACCCCATAAGTATTCATCTTCCATGAAGACGTGTTCGGATTTTGCCGGGTCAAACTTCGGCTCAATTTCCGGTGCGGTGCGTTTTTGCCAGATTAACGGTTTAATTGGCAAACGGGTGTCCACGATATAGAACGTTGGCGCATCATTATCTATCCCCACTGTTAAGTTCACTTGAGTGGTGCTGTTGCCTGTGCCGTCCACTTTCTCAAACACCGGGTGATCTGTGTCGAAGAAGTTCTGGCCGTCATAACACAGCGTAGATTTACCTTTTTTCAACAAACTGAATACTTCGTCATCAGGTAATTCGGCGGCAGATTGACCCGCTAATTGCATCATTGGCGTATATAGACCGACCTGATCGTCTTCAATATCTTCGCGCGGAATGCCGACGGTTGATTCAAATTTTTTGTTAGTAATGCTTGTGCCTTGAGCTTGCATGCTTTGGATTTGACGTTGGCCAACCCATTCACGCATTTTCGGGAATTTACCTAAAAATCCGTAAGTATTGGTTTTAGTCGTGGACGAAATTTCCATGGCGATTTTTGCCCACTGAGTAGGGTGGTTTTCTAAGCCTTTGATAAATTCTTTACGAAAGGCTTCGGTGATGTGGTTTAACACCTGTGCTTTATTGATTGACATTATTTATCCTCCTGAGACTGATATTTTTTAATGTAATCCGCATCTGTCATGCCAAGCATTTTGGCTGCGGCTTGTTGTTCTGCGGTTAATGCCACCACATTGTCTTTATTTGGGTCTTCTTTTGCTTGATGACCGCCAGCTAAAGCTTGATTTGGCGTTGCAACAGTTAAATAATCAGAAAGGGCCGTAATGTCGGATTTACCTAATTTTTCCGCCCATTCTTTTTGTGATGGCAATAAACGCCCGTCAGATAATGCGGTTTGAATCAAGTCATTGACTTTATCGCCATGCACTTGCGCGCTTAACGCGTTTAGTTTGTCTTGCACATCTTTCATTGCCGATAACGGCACATATTTGCTCGGGTCAGGTTCTGCGCCGACTTTCGCAGTTAAAGCGACGACTTCACCGTCTTTTTCTTTTAACTTACCGTACACATCACTGAGTGCCACCGGGCTGTCGCCCTTAGCCGCAGAAAGTGCGGTCAGTTTTTGTTTCATTTCGTCTTCGGTCGCTTCCGGCGTGCCGAATAATTGGCGTAATAACTCCAGCATGGAATTGTCCTTTTTGTGTTGATGTTGATTAAATTGGGATGAAAAGGCGACAGCTTCTGCCAAGTCATGACAAGCAGGGCGATTGGTTAATGCTGCATTCAGCACTTTTGTTACCTTGCCGTCCGGCTCAGTCAAAAACAGAGGAGAAATGTAACGATATTCCCCGTCTCGAATTTGTTGATGGGCTTTTTTTGTCCAATCTACATCGACAAAAATGCCCTCACCGGAAATATACTCCGCCGTTTCCATCCAACCTGCGGCAGGGTTAGGTTTGCCGTTTTTCTCAATAAATAGGGTTTGATGTTCGTAGTCGATCATGAGCTTAATCTTTAGCTGATTAATGTCTTCAGCCAAAGCGTAGCCGTTAGTGTCATCTACATACCAGCCTCCTGCACCTTCGGTGCGTCCATCTTGCGAATAAAAACGACCAAAGGGGAACAACTGAATACGCCCATTTGTTTTTTTGTTAAGCGCGAAACTTAACGCAATCGGCTTAATGTGCATCGTTTGTTATCCTCGTTCTTTAATAGCGGATAACAGAATAACGGACTGGAAAAAATGAAAAGAGGGGAGCGACTTCCTCACTCCCCAAATTGGCGACCAGCTTATCCACATTGATAGTTGCGTAGCGATATAGCGTTGATGAGACAAATTCAGTAGTGCCAATCATGCCC